AGAAAAGCAACACCTGCTTGATGTTGGAGGCCAAGGCTTCGCAATGCGAGCAGACAAAAGTCCCAGGTGAATCGTCCCCGCAAAAGGACGGTTTGAGGGTCACGGGCCTTGCCCGTTCCCTCGACGCCTACTTGGGGCAGCCAATGGCTGTCCGAGTAGGCACGACCGGAAAGGAGTCTCACTCCTCCCTGTCGCGCAGAATCCGGGAAAAGTTCCCGGATCTGTCTCCCGACGTGTGCGATAAGATCGCGGCACAGGGGAAGCGGTCGCTCAAGCGTGTGAGCAACTGCGTAGAGGCCATTAAGGACAACCTGATGGCTTCTTCACCGGAACTCATAAGAGAGTTCCACAAAAGTCCAGAGTATAAGAAGCTTATACACTGGGCTTACTCGCTAGGTGCGCACCGCACCGACCGAGTGGTTAAGGAATGGAAGCGCTTCGCTACCTACCTTAAGTGGGCGTCTCTGAAATCAGAGACACCTGCGCCGGAGCTACCCAAGGACTTTCCTGGGTATTACGGTACGTGGACCGTGCCGGAACTGCCACCGTTCTGGTGGAGGCTCCTTCCGTGGTTGCAACCAATCACGGTGCGCGGGGTTAGGTCGAAAGACGAGGCAACTCGTCTGTCTCACCTCGTCTCCAGCAGGAATTTTCCTGCTGGTGACAAAACGACCAGAGCGGAGTCACTGCGTAAACACGCAGAGACTCTGCATTCTGTTCACCAGACAACGGACGTGCGCAAGAAAATCTTGCACCGTCTCTCCTACTTTGTAGGTCGTCTGGTGTCCGAAAAGTCCGAAGCGGTAAAGTACCGCAGTAATGGACATCTCTCGCTCACGTCCAGTGCTTCACTGGACTGCGCGGTTAAGGACGGCGGTCGAGCTACCGAGGTCGGAATAAAATTCCGGGCCTGGTGCAACACCGTCTCGGACCATGACATCTTAAAGATGACATGGTTCGGTCAGCCGTACTGGAGAATCTCCGGTAGGCCGACATGGCAGACCATGTGCAGGTCCGAACTTGCACATGAGCTTTCACACGAGGCCGGAGAGTCCGACGATCGTGTGAACTTGGATTTCGACAATTTTAAATTGTCAGATCCAATTTTCGGTTTAGACCACAAGACGGGCTATCAGCTCCTCCAGTGGTCTATAGAGGAAGGTATCCGCCAAGGCATCCTGGGCGGGTCCAAGTTCTTCGATGAGAAGAACCCTCTGAGACTGACGGGTAGAATCTACCCGTCGATCCGGCCATCGGCCATCGGCGAGCCCGGGGCAAAGTCCCGGGTCGTCACCGTAGGAGAAGATTGGTTGACAATGCTTCTCCAACCATGGTGCCACCACCTTATAGGTGGTTTAAAACTGCACCCTTCTGCAGCTTCCGGTTTGACCCGAGGCTGGCAGTTGTTTGAGTGGGTTAAGAGACTTTCGAAAGTCTCTCAACCTCCTGAGGTCTACTTCTTAAGTTCAGACCTCACGACGGCCACAGATTTCTGTGTGCACGAGTACTCCCTGGAGATGCTCCGGGGACTACATAGAGGCATGGGTCGGGAATCCGACCCATACTTCGCCTTGTGTGCAGAGCTTCTCTGCTCACCGAGGCAATACGAAGGAGGGCCCGAAGATTTCTTCGACACTCCGACGACCAGGGGCATCTTAATGGGTGACCCTGGTGCGAAGGCGGTACTCACCCTGCACAACCTTTGTGCAGAGTACGAAAGCCTTCTGCGTTACCATTGGGGAATGGTTAACGCCACCGACGACGAGTTCTTTGACTCGCTTCGTCAGTCACAGGGACCCCCTCCAGTTTCCTGGAGGTGGTTCGTGTGCTCGGGGGACGACCACTTTGGTCAAGGTCCCCTGGAATACCTATCGCGTATTACGCGGTGCCATGCGGAAAACGGAATGTCCGTTTCATGGCCTCAGAACTTCGTAAGTTCGAGAGGTGGTTTCTACTGTGAGGAGATGCTCCTCACGGTAGGGCTTCGTACCGACCAGATCTGGGGAGTGGACACTCCACTCCGAGATCGGCGATACGAAGATCAGCCTCACATCGATGCGATGAAGATTAGGCTGCTTTCTCCTTGTGCTAAAGAGCACGAGGGGAAGGACGAGCCAAACCCTGCCATTGGCAAGGCGCGCCAGATGCACGGCATGCTGGCTTGGCTCGGAGGAGGATGGGAACGATTCGTTCCGATCTTCTCTGCGCGGTGGGAGTACCGGATGGCAAGCTACTTGCCACCGGTTGAAAACCGTTACCTACCAGTTTCACTGGGAGGTATCGAAGCTCCCGCGTTCCATCTCAGCAAATCTGAGATGGCCGCTATTCTACGTCGATTAGACGTAGAACATCAGTGGGCCATCAAGCAAGTACTTGATGGAACAGCCACACCCCTGCTACGCCGTGCGCTGGCGAGTTTCGCCACGAACGCGCGGGCCAGGGGAATCTCCTCAGATCTCATCGAGGATCAGATCAAGGAGACACTAGCCATAGCCGACCTTGTCGGCGGGCTAGGTGACGAGGCGCTTCAAAAGCGCCTCGGAATCAGTGACGCCGAGTGGAGAAATCTCCGCTGGCGTGACAAGGCCCATCTCGCAAAGCGAGATGGACTAATTACGGTTAACGACGCGATCTCAGCGATCGGTCGTCCCTATCTCTTCCGGGATATGTTATATCCCGAGATGAGCATCCGGCACGGGATAGACCCGTACCGCACGGGACAGTACGAAGCTGTCCCGTGGCCTATTAGGCGAAAGGCGTTCCTCGATAATATCAGAGGGGCCATTAGTTTTCCCCAATCCGGTTTTACCGGTTTGGATGAAGCCACCATTGAGTCATTGACTCTCTGGTGCGTCGAGAACCAACAACTCGACATCCCTCGGGAAGTTTACTTCTTCCCTGAGGCGGTTGTAGTGCACGAGGAGCTCGCTACACTACGGACGCCGTTGTGAACCAATGGTTCACAGCGAGCATGGCGCTCCACAGGAGGCGGTTTATGCAAGCCGTAGCCATGCGACCGTAACCCCCGTTTTACGCCGGTT